AATGCAAAAACTTAACTGCCCAATCTTTAACAATAACTCTTGTAGCCAATCTATTGCTTCTAGGTTTAGCAAAGTTAGATATAACAACAGACTTTACAGTTTGTGGTCTTGGATTGTCTAATTTATCGTTAAGATGTGACCTTTCAGCATTTACAACTCTCTCTCCTGTATAGTTCATAGCTCTTGCCATAATCTTATTAAAATCTCTTTTGTTTAAATCTTTGTCTAATTGTTTTCTTAAATCTTTGAGATTGTCTTTTACTGTTATTCTCATACTAAATTTGCCTTAATTATAAATTTGCCTTAATTATAAATTTGCCTTAATACTAAATTTGCCTTAATTATAAATTTGCCCAAGGGCTTTTTTTATCAAACTTTAAACCATTCTCATTAGCCACTTTGAGAATAGTCGATTTGCTTTTACCCAAAGACATTACCACTTCATTCAGTGATTTGCCTTTATCGATTTGCCTTTTGAGTTGTGAAACATCAATTTGCGGTTTATTGCTCATTATAGGTTCTCGTAATGTTCTTTTAATTTATTAATATACCAAATACTTTTCTCTAAGTCTTGAATGTTAGAGTCTTTATATTTGTGTCTGTGAAGGTACTTTATGGCATTACCCTCTAGGTATGAAGGGAAATTTGCACCTAACTGTTGTTTTATGTAGTCGATACACTCAAATTTGCCTTTATTGTAATGTGGTGGTTTATTTACTAAATCACTCATTTGCCTCTCCTTATTATTTCATTCTTACATTTTTGTATGATCTTTTTCTTAGCACTAGATGATTCAATGTAATCATTAAGCTCTGAAAGTGTCATACACTTTAAATAGTAATGTTCTGTTGTTGTTTTACCTGTAGCCCTATCTCTGATCTTGGCACTAGGTTTTAGTTTTATCGGCATCTTTTTTCTCCTTTTTCTTTTTTCCAAATATCTTTTCCCAATTTGCAGCTAACTTCTTAGAATCTTCAGGTCTACGCTTTGAGCCTTTGCCTCCGTGCCAGTTAGACATAATCTACTCTTTGTATATTGACTGATTTATCTAATTTGCTTAAAAGCTCTTTAGCTTTCATAAAGTCATTAGGAATACATCTTAATAATTCTTCTATGCTAAATATCATAATATCCTTTTCATTCTTATGTATAAGTTCTAATACTGGCTTCTCATCATCAGTATCACATATCAAAGCAATCTTTTTATCAAGCGTAAAACATTTTGCATTTGGTTGAATCATAATATATCCACTTTCTTCGCATTTGATATTTAATTGTTCATAAGCTCTTAACATCATTTCCACCATTGCAATTTGCTTTTTAGGTGGGTCTTCTCGTAAAGATGTTTTTAACAACTGTTCTGCTTTTAAAAACTTAATCTCAAAGTCAACACCTACCATCTTATAGATTCGTTTAAGATTACCCCACTTAACTCTTGTTTCAGTTTCGTAAATTCTTAATTGTTTTAATTTATCTTTTAAAGAATCATCTAAATAAGTATTCATATATTTATCTCCTTGTGCGTATACATTTAAGTGTGCATGTGTGTAGTCCTACGGACTACTACACACACACACACTCAAATAATGTATCAATACACACACACACACTCACACACACACTCGCACACTCTATCCATTATTTAACTCATAATCATCATATAATCTAAACTCAGATAGCCTGTAACCCTGCTTTCTTACAGTGTTTTTGTCTCTTTTTGCATGTATAACTACACCAGCATTTTCTAATCGTTTAAACGATCTATTGATAGAATCACGATTAATTTCATTACCAGTAGTGTTATAAACCGCTTGATGACCAAAATCATCTGCTGTAAACCATTCTTCTTCAGGTTTTGGCTTATCTTTTGCTAGAAAATACATAAGAGAAGATATCTTTTTATCTTCTGCTTCGTTTACTGCATCTTGTATATCATCATCAGAATCATCATCGTCAGTCTCAATTAATAATCCTGAAGTAACATCAAGACCTTCACCGATAACAGTCTCTTCATGAAAAATAAAGCTCTTATCAGTCATGCCCATTCCGTCTTTGTTTTTGGTTTGTTTCATCTTGACAAACATTTGCTTCTCACCATCAACAGTATTATCTTTTCTCTCAACCATAAACTCACCATCAATAGAAGCATCAAGAACAGAACTACCTCTAGCCCTACCTTTATTACCTCTGCCAGTATGATGAACAAGCAATACAGTACAATCAAAGTCATGAATCAACTGGTCAGCAGCTTTGACAAACTTATTGACCTCTTGTGCTGAGTTCTCATCGCCTGAGAAATTTCTTTGAAACGTATCGAAAATAATTAAACCGATTTGCCCTACTTCTTGTTTCAGCAAGTTAATTTCAGTCTCTAGCTTCTCATATTCCTCTGCTTCATTAATTCTTGAGCCTCTGTTAGATAAAAACAAGGGTGCTTCGGTAAGACTGCCACCATATTTGCTTTGATGGAATACGGCAAGCCTCCTCTTAATGCCACTCACCCCCTCCCCTGCAAGATAGACTACAGGTGCTTTTTTTGCCTTATGTCCATAGAAATCACTGCCTCTTGCTACAGCACAAGCCATGGCTATCGCAATAAACGATTTGCCTGATTTGGGAGCACCGAATACTGTTATTAAGCGGTTGCGTTCGAATACTTCGGTTATAAGCCAATCAGGGTTCGTTACCTGCGATAGAACATAGTCAGCTCTGTCAAAACGTAAAGCACCTTTGGGTAGCTTTACTTTTTGTTTATCAACAAAGCCAATAAATTCATCTGCTGATTTAAAATAACCCCTCTCATAAGCATCATAAAGATCATCCTTCTCATTAAATTCTTCAGGTGGCTGTATGATTCTAATGTTTCTACAACCCTCTTTTCTTAGGTGTTCAGCTAATTGGTCAGCACATTCCTTACCTGCTTTATCATTATCAGGAAATATCCATACTTCTCTTTTTAATATAGGTTTCCAATCTGCCTTCTTCCAGCTATTAACTCCACCATGCCAAGTACAAGAATCAAGTTTATCTCCAATTATTTCCTCACAGCCTCTTAGAGCCTTCTCTCCCTCATTTATTACAATTGGCTTAGTAGGGTACTTGTCCGTATAATAAATTGGCATGAGAGGGCTGTCAGGACGCTTTAAAGCCCATAAACCATCAGCACCTAGTGTAAAAGGTGCATATTTCTGTTTTATGACATGACCTTCAGGAAATCTAAGAACCATGAAATTATCATTGTACTTTAGGCTAACAATTGACTGTTTATACAAATCAATCATTTGTTCTCTAGTGAATGACCTAGCACTACTTGTGGCTTCAATTTTAGGGGGGTTGAAACCACTTAATAAGGAGTCATTTGAATGTAGTGCTAAGTCATAACCAAACTGTTTTAAAACTGTATTGACATCTTCATTGAGATGTTTAATTAAATCTATTACTCCCCCACCGACTCCTTCTTCGTGATCGTAAAAAGTCCCCTCTGATAGATTAAGAGCCATAGACCCCTTGCTACCCCATCTAAGCTCGTTAGATGAGGTTTTAGTGGGTTCTCCTAGTAGTTGCTTGGCAACGTCAGGTGCTATTCTTATCCAATCTATCTGTTGCATCAGAATGGAATATCATCGTCTGACAATTCATTCTTATCAACCATCTCCTGAACTTTGTCAGCAAGACCAGCATTAGGGTCTTTGAATGTGTCCTCAACAGCATCATCATCCTTGTCATAAAATGCTGGGATAACAAAGTTATCAAATCTTGGAGCAAACTTAGAAAACTCAAAAGATAACTCTGATGACCTTCCTATGCCCACCTGTATTTCTTTTGAGCCTTTATACTCAACTACAGGTAAAGAATTGCTATTTGCATCCATTTGATTCCAAAAGCTACTTAGTATCTTATTGAAAGCACTTGATTCAGCAAAAGTGAATCTACTCCAAATAAGTGCATGGTCATGTCCGTGAGGCATAACACAACAACTAAATGCTCTTTTCCAATCATCAGCAGGCTTTGGACTCGCTTCTCCAAACTTGGAATCCCATTGATACTGATACTCACCAGCATACCTACCCCAACCGCTTTTAAATGTTGCAGGGTCTAACTGCAAGTATTTAAAATCAATTGCTGTTTGCCCATTAACAAAAAATTGTTGATCGGCTGTTTTAAAAGCAAGATAAACTTGCTGACTATCGCTGGTATTCGACATACCGCCTAAAATATCCATAATACTCTCCTATGGTTAATGTATTGTTTTATCAATACTGTTTAAGTAATCAGTCTCAAGTTGGGTGT